GCTAGACGAAGCAAAAAAAGAGTGGGAGGAGAAGACATGAAGATATACGCATATAATTTAGCGGAGAAAGCTACGTTTGAAACAACTATAGAAAAAATACTTAATCAAATTAATTGTGACAATATTTTTAGTGAGGACGAATATTTCTACACATCAAAAAAAGATAGAGATTATTTCTTCGATTTGAATATGAAAGAGGAGAAGAATGAACTGTTGGCACTGTAACACAGAACTAATCTGGGGAGGAGATCACGACTGTGAGGATAGTGTAGAGTGGCTCATAGTCAGCAACCTACACTGCCCTAATTGTCAGAGCCATGTAGATGTATACTTCCCTAGAGATGAAGGAGAGGAGGAAGCTGATGAGTAAAGAAGAACCACCACATATAGCCCTAGCAAAGGCTCGTATATTATCTGACCTAAGATACATAGATGTATGGAAGGCTGACCTGATTAAAGACATACTATTAACAGAGAGCATTGAAGAATATGAAAATAAGAAACTTAATAAACCCAATAGCGAGAGCCATGCTAAGAGAGAGGAGGCCTAAGCAAATAATACCCAATAAAAAGAAGGGTCAGGCGAAAAGGGTTGCCGAATCAAAAATAAAAGAGTACAAGAAAGAAGGAGGATAATATAGATAGTGAAACATATTGGAAACTTAATAGGCCAGATCTTAGATTGTCGCCATCACCTAATTACAGTGTGTTAAAACAAGCTAGAAGGACTAGGAAGTTTATAAGAGAGAACAAGAGTAAAGCATTAACAGACGAACAGAGTATTAAATTATTTGGAGGAGAATACATTGAAGGACATTTTGGAAACACCAGATACCATAAAGGCGATTATGATTGATGCCTTGCAGAAAACAGTAAAAGAGGTATCGTATCACAATGATAGGCAAGAAATATATAAATACCTATCATTTTACAACAAAGACTTATCACCGTTGTGGAAGGTTGATCGCTTTGAGATAGCCATGCCGTTTGCACCTGATGATATGTTGATAGATGAGGAAGGTTTACTACGAGGAGAAAACTACGCATTTCGTATTAAGACAGAAGGTAGTTTGTACATGGGCAATGCCTTGATTTTAGGAGTAGACAAATACGGTAACTTTACTTCACCTCGCATCACCCTAGAAGATGTAAAAGAGCAAGTTATGTTTGAGGGTAGGGTAAAAATAGTAGAAGACTACAGCGGATTTTCAATAGTTAGACCAGAGGAGGTACATTAAATGGAAATAGAGATGAAAGAAACACAGATAGAGAACACATTCACTATCAAGCTGACTAAGACTATGCTAAACAAGTCTACTATAGACGCATCCAAAGTCGTAAAAGATTGGTACTTTTATGCC